TTCATTTCCATCCAAAAAGTTAGTTTTTGTTTACGAATTGCATTTGGTAATCTTTCGTCAGTACGAAAAGCATCATAATATAATTGGTCTAAATCATGTTCCGTTATCCGCATAAAAACTTTGCTTCTGAGAGTGCTGCTTGTTTTGTTTCTTTGTTATCTAATAATTCTAGCCATTGAGAGTATTGATCACGAGATAATCTTTTAGCCATTAACCTCGTATATTTATTTTCCATGTTTTGATGATAACTAAGACCATTGTTAATTGTGGCTTTGTAGTAGGGATTAGAATTCTTTGCTAACTTCTTAATTGTTTTATTTATATCTATATTAATAGTAGGTTTAGTAGGAGGTGAAGGTTTGTTCATAGTAAATGTCTTTGATACGAAAGATTCTTCATAGTTTTGGAAAGAGTCAGTTGATAACTTGTAGTGATTTTTGCCTTTTATTAACAACTTAATAACAAGCTTGTGCTTGTGTAATTTTGCTGTGGAGAGTTGTACTTGTCGTAGTGATAATCCTGTTAGATGTACCAACCTTCTGTTTGTTGGGTATATTTGCTTTGTTTTTTCGTTTCTGTGGTCTAATAACCAATAAGCGACCTTGACATCGGAAATACTAAAAGTTTTGCTGTTACCTAGTATTTTGCCAATAAGTTTCCACTTTTCAAGCATTCTTGCTCCGCAGCTAGGAAACAATCTTTGTAATAGCTTGACCAGTAATTCTGTGTTTCCTCAACGATCTTTGCGTAATGTTCAGCTTTGTTGTTAAGGAACTGTTTTGCTAGTTCTTTTTGTTTCTTTTTATTATCTAATAGTTGTGCTTGTTTCAAAATATTCTCCTTGATCTGCAATCACACATGGAAAACGAACAACGATACAACCCTTCGGAATATAAATCTCCGTACCTTTTTCTTTTATTTCAGGGTTGAAATCTTTGCTGCAATAAAGAACATAATCATCCTTTTCGTTTGGGTTTTCTTCCATCCAACCAACATTTATGTTGATAGATGACTTTCCATCCCATGTTTCTTTCCAAATGCCATCACCTTCAGTTGGGTCTTTCCAAACAACAAAATAACAATTTTTTGCTAGTTCTCTTGAT